AACATCTGACTTAGTTAACTCTTGTGTTAATTACATATCAGAAACTGGTGCATTAACGAAATTTAAAATTGGGCAAAAAGATAAAGATGGTAAGATACAACCAATAAAAGATAAAAAGGTTAGAGCATTATTTGATACTGCTCCAAATCAATTTTATACTTGGCAAGAGATGACTGAGGTTATGATTCAGTCCTATTTATTAACTGGAAATGCTTACATAAACATTGAGATGTTACAAAACTATGAACTATGGAACTTAGAAAGCCATAGAATGCAAATAGTACCTGATGCTAAGAACTATTTAGAAGGTTACCTTTACAATGATAAAATAGCTTTTGACCCCCAGGAAGTTATGCACATAAGACGTGCTAATGCTAATAATCAATATTATGGGACTTCCGCAGTTATGGAGTGTTTGAAGGATTCTTTGCTTGTCGAGGGATTTGCCGTACAAGACCTTCTTTCCTTTTATTCTAATAGCTCAGTTGGAAGTGGTGTTTTAACCTCAGAGTTCCCGTTAAGCCCTGAACAAATAGTAAGTGTTAAGGCACAATTTAAAGAAAATTATGGTAATAGTAACAGACACTCAATGATGTTACTGCCTAATAAAATGACTTATCAAAATGTTAAGCTATCTCCAAAGGATTCAATGCTTTTAGATAGTTTAAAAATAAGTGATGACAGGGTTTTAAGAGTCTTTAGGTTAAATAAAGTAGTTTTAGGTGGTAATGATATTGCGTTTAGTAATAAGCCAGATGAAATTGCTAGACTAGTTTTTAATACAGCAATTAGACCAATAACTGAAAAGATAGCTGCGCAATTACAGTTATTTTTCCAGAACTTACTTGCTAAAACTGATATAGTTATTTGGGCAGATTATGACTCCCTTCCTTATATGTCAAATATTTTGGAAAACAAAGGTGAGACTGTTGCTAGATTATTAGCTTCAGGTATTATGTCAAATAATGAGGCTAGAGATTCATTAGGCTTACCTGCTGTAGCTAATCCTAACTTTGATTTACATTTATTACCATCATATTTACTTGGTACTGTTGTTACTTCCTTAGAAGACCTTATACCAGGACAACAATTATCACCTACAAACCAGCAACCATCTGAGCCAACCACAGTTGACCCTCAAGGCGGCAATAACAGCACAGTTAGTGCAAGAAATTAAAATGTACCATTATGTTTACTCAATAAGTAATATAGTTGAACATAAAGCTTACTTTGGTGCTAGGAGCTGTAATTGTACACCAGAAGATGATGTTAAGTATATGAGTTCATCTAAATTAATAAAGAAATTATATAAAGAAAAACCGCATGAGTTTAAGAAAAATATTCTAAAAACTTTTGATACTAGAAAAGAGGCTGTAGAATGGGAAATATATCTACACAGTACCTATGATGTAGCAATAAACCCAAGTTTTTATAATAAGTCTAAACAAACCTCTATTGGGTTTGATAATAGTGGGGTTATATCACCAAATAGGAGAGTTTATATTAGTGGGCAGCAGGTAGGTACTTATGGTGTAACTTTTGTTAAAGAATCTCCGGCACTTAATAAGTATGGTAAGCGTGTGGCTCTTTTTAAATGTAAGTGTGGTAAAGAGTTTAACTCGGTTATTAGTGCGATTAACATTGACTACGTAAAGTCATGTGGTTGTATAAAGGAGTACCCTTTAAGAGGTAAATACTCCCCGGGTGAGTTACTAGGTGATTATGGTGTAAAATATATATCAGATGCTCCTTCCAAACCAGGGAATAGAAAGGCTAATTTACTTTGTGCTTGTGGTAAAGAGTTTATAGTATGTATAAGAGCTATAAAGTTCGGTGCCACTAAGTCATGTGGTTGTCGTAATCTTGAAGCTATAAAAAAGTATAAGGCACACTATACTAGCGGGGATATTGTTGGTAGTAATGGGGTGACTTATCTACAAGAGGTGGAGGTAGCTGGTATAACCTCTTCTTATAAAAGAAGAGCGCTATTTAGATGCTCCTGTGGTAAAGAGTTTATTGCTAGACCCTCAAGTATTAAGACAAGTAATACCAAATCATGTGGCTGTGCTATAGGAAAAAGAAAAATTAAGGAGGACTAGTGGACGAGCTAGAACTAAAGATAAAGGCTATTAAAGCCAAAACATTTTATCAAAGTATTGAGTTAAAGGAAGTTACAAGTACTGATGAATACTTAATAATTAAGGGGTATGCCAATAGATTTAAAGATGATAATGGTAACCTAGTAATAGATAGAGATTCAGATTTAGTTGTACCACAAGGGATGAATATAGATAACTATAAGAAGAACCCAATTATCCTTTATAACCATGATAGAGATGCTATTATAGGTAAGTCAGTAGATGTACAGTTAAGAGATGATGGTGTATTTATGGAAATGCATGTTTACAAATCACTTAACCAAAGAGTGTATGAAGCTATTAGATTAGGTGTTTTAAAAACATGTTCTATTGGGTTCATTGTAAATGACTTAAAGTATATGCCAGAGTTAGAGGCATACTTGCTTACTTCGTGTGAGCTTTTAGAAAACTCTATTGTAGTATTGCCGGCTAACCAAGACTCACTACTTACTTCTGTAAGTGTAGGGGGAAACCCTATGTTAACTTTGAGTTCAAAGTCAGTAGATAGTATTGAGAAGGAATATAAAAAGCTACTAGATGAGACCAATGATAATCAAGAGCCTCAAGACTTACTTAAAGAAGTTAGAGATACTCTTGAGGTACTTAAAACGTTTATACAGAATAATACTCTTAAGGAGGTAGAGACAGTTGATGAAATTGTAAAATCTGAAGAGGACTTAGAGGTTTCCAAAGAATCCCCTGAACCTAAAGAGGTTATTTTAGATAAAGAAGTAGTAACTGAAGATAATAAAGAGGTTGAGAAAGAGACTCCAAATATTGAGGAGTTAATTTCAAGCACAGAGGTGAGTGAAGATAATTTTAATACGTTATTGCAAATAACTGAAAATCTTCAATCTAAACTTAATACGTTCTTACAAGAACACCTAAACTAAATTAAAGGAAAAATATGTCATTAGATTTAATCCGTGAGTTAAAATCACAAGTAGAAGATATGAAAAAGGAGCTAGAAGTTTCTAAAACTACTGCCGAAACTATTCGCGAAGAAGTTAAAGAAGCTACAGCTAGTCGTAAAAAAGAATTCTCAGTAGAAGAGAAAGTATCTGATAGAGTTTTAGCTGATGCTAAGAAATCAATGGAGAGCATCTTTTTACAATCAAAAATTCTTGATAGAGATATGAAAGAAATTAAAGGTTTTGCAGAAGCTGCTAATGTTATTGAAAAAGCAGTAGTTCCTAGCGATTTGACTAACTGGGCTGCAGAAGAATTCAGTAACTCAGTAATTGAAGGACTAGAGCTAGAATTAACTGTAGCTAACTTGTTCAAAACTATCCAAATGCCAACTAACCGCCAGACACTTAGTATCCCTGCTAGAACAGCTAACCTAAGTGCATACTTCATCGCTCCAGCAGTTGATGCAGTTACTAGCGCTATTGATGATGGTAAAGTATCTTTCACAGTTAAGAAAATGATGGCTGCTTCTATCATCGCTGACGAAGCTGATGCAGAATTAGTTGCTGCTGTTACTGACTTAACAAGAAGCGAATTGATTCGTTCACTTGCTCGTGGTCAAGAAGATGCTTGTATCAATGGTGATACAGCTTTTGTAACTGCAAATAGCCCTAAGAAAATGTTCAACGGACTACGTAAAGTAGCTAATGCTAACTCAGTAGATATGGGTGGTCTTGGTATTACTGTAGCTAAGATTAACGCTACTAGAAAAGCTATGGGTATCCACGGTATTAATGTTAATCAATTAGCACTTATTGTTAACCCAGAAGTTTACTTCCAGATTGTTGGTCTCCCTGAGTTCTTGACAATGGACAAATATGGTTCAATGGCAACCATTGTAACTGGTGAAGTTGGTAGAATTTTTGGTATCCCTGTAATTGTAACTAGCTATATTGCAAATACTTTGACTACTGCTGGTGCTGACGGTGCTGGTGCAACTACCGAAGCTATCCTTGTTAACAAAGATTACTTCGCATGGTGCACAAGAGGTGGCGTTGTTCTCGAAAAACAAAGAACTGCACTTAACCAAAC